CTAACAGCCGGGCAGTCCCGTTTACAACGTAAGCGACAATTAAATGTCGCCGCTAACTAGCGCACCGCGAGGTGTGCTTGCAAACTCAGCTAAGCCTGGTTTCTTTACGAAGCTAGGCAATGTACTCCGCAGGTTGTGCGGTTGTCTGGGGCATCTTCAAGCGTCGCAAATCTTGGAGGCCAGCAACCGTGTCAACCCGCGTCGTGAGGTTATTCGACATAACTTTACCGAGTATATCTTTCCCCAGGTTGTGCCTGACACCGAAACGACACACACTCATGGTCACGCGGCCGCCACTCGAAATGCGGCCACGAACGTGATTCATGATATGATTCGGTCGACTGGGCAAACTGCCTATGTGATCCAATCTTCGCGCAGCGATCAGCAACGCGGCGCTAAGTTGGTTCGCGATTGGCATTGGGTCAAAGATATATCTTCTGGCGTTCAAGAGCAAACGTTTGGTCCACACCAGACGAACGACGCCTTGGTATTTATCGACACTCACGACTACCTTGATGAGACAACAACTCCTTGTTGCCCCTCGCCCTCAAATTACATGCTACAATCGTCCTTGCGTGATATTTTGTGTGAGAACGCCGTACCCGTGTACACCTATTCAGTTTCCCCTCAGGAGGCTGGAGTCCCTGGTTATCATGATGCCGCCCTCTGGTTTGAGGATGATGGCACATGTGTGACCGAGGTTTATGGTGGGGGCCGTTATCAACACAAGATCTGGGACCTTTCCGCCGACAACCTTATGATCCATCGCCCGGCTACCTGCTTTAAGCGGGCACGGACGGTGGCTTATTTGGTCGAAAAACGGCATTTCGACAAGCATTGGCAGATCGCCTTGTTTGTCCCTGTAGGTTATTGGGTGGGTCGCGACGCTGTGTTGGCAAACCGCATTTTACGCGGGGCGCCTTTACAGAGGTTTAACCCTATCAGACACGTAGGGGAGCATGATTATGTCGTGTTCGACGTGTTCGGTGGTGGAGTTGCTGGTACTGAAGGCAAGCGCACGACCATCGCCCAGCCGGGTGGTGTGTTGTGTGCTACAGTCCCAACCCCCGTGGTTGAGTCTCTCATAGTTTTGAACAGTCTTAGCAATTCGCCTGTCACATTGGCGAGTGTTAAGAGTGTTATGCGTGAGCACGCCAAATATGAAGATTTGAGCCCCCTCTCCGCCACACTCTTGACGGAATATTGCCGTGATGCAGCTTCAGGTCGACCGAAGTTAGCCACCGTATTTCCATCAGAGAAGAGGGGGGTTGAGAATCCACTTTACGCCAATATCGATGCCTTCCATGATGGCGAACGACCAGTGATGACTCCTTTTATGTCACCAATCACGTTCAGCACCGTGTGCTCCCCTGTTGCTAATCTAGCTATGGAGAACGCCGGCGCCTCGAAACGGGTGATAGCCCCTCAAGCCCATGCGCGCGCACTTGTGGCAGAGGCTAAGGCTAAAGGTTTCAATGATGATCAACTTCACCGCTGTGTCAATGAGTTCGTCGCCATGGTCAAACAAGACGCAATCTCTCGCGGGCACCAGTTTCCTCTTAAGGCCAAGTCGCCTGAGGAGGTGCTCGATGACAAGAAACTTACACCGGCTAAGTACAACTCTCTCCTCCGTGGAGCCAACATGCTGTCATCGAATAGACAGCCTAGTAGCTTCATTAAGGCTGAGACCTATCCGAAACCCAACGATCCACGCATGATCACTACAATCGATGACCACCTTAAAGTCTTATACTCCGGCTACATGTCGAGTATTTCTGAGGTGCTCAAAGGTGCCGAGTGGTGTGGTATCGGGCGCTCGCCGAAAGGTGTCGCCGGGTTGGTGGCTGAATTCTGCTCACGTTACAACGGCCTTGGCATGACGCCAACGGTGTCTGTGACAGACTTCAAACGTCAGGATGGTCACATCCACACAATTGCCCGTGCCTTAGAAAGGGCTTTGTGTGGTGCTTTCTTCGGAGTTGAAGATGTCCCCGTTCTGGAGGAAATTTGGAAAACGCAGTTTTGCCAGAGTGTGTTCACACGCTCCGGCTTCCGTTATTATTCAAGTTTTGCACGCCTGTCGGGAAGTTTCGAGACCTCTATATTCAACACCCTTGTCACCGCCTTCTGTGAATACTACGCATATCGTACCTTACGTGTTGCTGGTGTCTACATGAGCCCCGTCGATGCCTATAGTGCTATAGGGCCGAAGGTTGGTGATGACGGATTGACGAGGTTTCCTGATGCTGAACATTATCGGCTCGCCCACGCACACGTCGGTCAAGACGTTACATGTGTGGCTGCGGCGCGCCCTGGTGCTGAACCGCAGACCGTTGAGGAGTACGTTTGCTTCTTATCGCGGATCTACAGCCCTGATGTTTACTTTGGAGATGTCTGTTCAATGGCAAAACCCGATCGATTCCTAGACAAGTTTCATTTGACGCCTGCAAAGTACCGTTCACTCGACCCTTTCATTAAACTCTACGAGAAGGCTGCTTCCGCCTTCTATTCAGACTCACAAACCCCAGTCATTGGCGCGCTTGTGAAGCTGGTCATCAAGTACAGTGATAAAGGTGTTGTGGACCCTACTGCAGACGACTATGGCTTACGTTCGTATAACAGCGTCGCCCCTGTTGATGAACAGTATCCCCAGACTTTGGCCGGCCCCAAACCGACCTGGATGGATACCGCCTTTGACTTGTCTTATCGAGGAACTGCTGATCGAGGTTCGATTGTGAAGTGGTTGGATGCGTGTGACACACCGCACGATTTTCCCAACATCTTATCTTGCCCCGGGTTTGCTTTACCGGTGCTACCTGCTGTGACAATCTATGCTACACCCATGACGCCATCCTTTGGCCTTTTTCCGGAGACGGTTCGGACTACAGGTGCTATCGTTAAGGCCGCGCGTGCTGCTGACTTGAAAGAACTTGACGCCGTCACTGTCCAGATCCAAGAGGCTGCGAAGAAAGACCCATTTGAGGGTGTTTGTCGCAACTTTCTGTCTGGTAAGTGCGACCGGCCGAAGTGCAAGTACACACACCCGACCCCTGACGAAGCCCCCGCCTGCCGTTTCCACTTGAAAGGAAAGTGCGTCAAGCAAGGTTGCCGCTACAGCCACAAATTCGACAGTACGCTTGGTTACCCCGGTGAGGGGCCAGGCGGAACCGCGGCGCGCTCCCCCGCCGCAGTCACTTTGTCCGCCAATCTTCCCGCCAATCAAGAAATGTCTCTCGTTCCTTATGCAGCAACCGAGCTCATCGAAGCCTCCTCACTCGCCCAACTCGCCCCCGCCGTGGGCCAACTTGCCACCGCAGTGCAAGGTCTCCAACTTGCACATCAAGTTGGTGGAACCGTGTACCGTGGTGCCAGGTCATTGGGCCGCGCCGTGGGCCGAGGTGTCCGCGCTCTTGCGCGCTCGACGCCGAAACGGGCTCGAGCCCGTACCGCTGCAATCACAACGATGCCACGTGCCACGGCCCCAACCGCAATTGCGTACGCCTTTCGACCTGCACCACCGCGCATGCGCGCTTCCGGTGTGGATGGTTCGATCCGAATTACCCATCAGGAACTTGTTGGGCAGTTACGCACCCCTGCGGCTCCAGCCTCTCCGGCTTCGTTTGGAATGAATGAGTTCCTCGTCAACCCGTCCAATTCCGTTCTATTCCCATGGCTAGCTGGTTTTGCCGTGCGATTTGAGAAATATCGCATGAACAAGATCCGCATCGACGTTTTACCGCATTGCGCCACAACCACTCGTGGTTGCAGCTACCTTGCGTGTAACTACGACGTCAACGATGCTGTCCCAGTTACTTCCCAAGCGATGATGACTCAGTATCGTCCTCGCGAGGCTGCCGTTTGGATGAAGAACTCCTTCTCCCTGGACGCGGGTCGTATCAACTCCCAGAAAACCTTCTGGGTTACGCCAACCCCCAACACCGCCGACAACTTGGTTTACTGTGCGCGTCTTCTGATCGCGATACAGAATGCCAATTTGACTGCCGGTGTCTCAATCGGTGACATCATTGTCTCTTATGACGTCACCTTGTCCACGCCCGTTGGCACATCCAATGCCTCGGACGCTGCGACACTTGAGGGTCAGGCTTTGTTGACGCCCGCTGTACCATTCGGCATCAACGCACTTGTTAATGGCGACGCCACGTATGTAGGCTCCGCCAACCGTGTGTTGTTGCCCCGTGTCGGCACTTACCTTTGGTTTACCACATTCCAGGGTACAGGTGCCGCCGGTGGAGAAACTGTTGGAGGTGTTGGTGGCGGAACGCACCTTACCTTCCTCAATGATTCCACGACACCTGTCGGTGCTGGTATCATCAGCAACACCCAATCGACCTCAACCACTTTGAGTGGACAGGCGACCGGGTTCATCTCAGTCTTGACAGCCCCCTTTGACTTCAATCCCTTGTTCGTCAACGGTATCGGTACTGTCACCGAGTCCACAGCCACGTTTGTGTGGCTGCGGAACACCTCCACCGCTGAGGCCGTACGCCGGTCTCGCGAGTGGGGCAAACGAGCAGCTTCAGGCAACGCTCGTAGTGTCCCGTCTGCCACCGCTCGGCAGATGAGTCTCGTCATGGACCATTGTGACATCCAGCGTGATGTCGCTTTGGCGATGAACTACCCGGCCAATCGGTTGGAGCCAGCTGTTGTTGACATTGAGGATTTGGTGCGTCCCGAACACCACGATGAAGACGAGTATCTCCTTCTTGATGCGCTTGATCACTACCGCGAAGCCCGCTCCAAGGCCCGTGGTGAAGGGAAGTAGCTGAGTTTGCGCTAAGCGAGGCTGCTCTGGCCTCATGCGAAGTGTTTTTGGAAATTGAACTGTATATGAACCACAGCTGATGTTGGGCCGCCGGTGTTGGGACCGGCCTAGGCCAACCAGTGTGGTGGGGTGTGCGTATGTTTGTTGTATGTTCGTGGGCCGGGCAAACGCTTGTCGTGTTGTGTGGTACAGCGCGCGTGTTGTTTGTCGTCTAGGGTCCGTTCTTTGTCGGGAACAAATCTGTAGCGTGTTCTTCTTGCTGGTGAAAATTGTTCATTCAGTAGGAGGCGCGGGTTTGTTGTTTTCCTGCTTGTGAGTGCGTATAAATATAGGTTTCCAAACACCAGGTCGTGAGGCGGAGCAATCGTGGTTTGCCACCACCGTCTAAAATTGAGTTTAATAACGCCAACTTTAG